TAGACATGCTCATCGAGGACATTATCAGGGACGGCACCGTTCTGAAACGGGAGAAACACGACGCGAAGGATAATCTTATCGTTGAATACGTGACCCACCCGTCGCTGCTCGCCCTCCCGAAACTTGTCGCAGATCTCGGACTGAATCCCGCCGAATTCATGATAACGCCCCGCGCGATCGCACGGGATAAAAATGAAAGAGACGTCGGGAAGACCCTCGCCGAAATGATGTCGCGCGCCGGCAGAGGGCTTAAGAAAAAAGACCCTGAAGAGGACGAGTAATGCAGGTTGCCTTTTCGCACTCTGCGAAAGATGCGGTCCTCGAACCTGGCCGTCTGAGAGATCTCGAAAAAAGCATCCTTGTCCCCCGCCCCGATTTTGAGTCCTGGATGCAAAAGCACGACTGGACTGTGCACCAGCTCGCCCGCACGGAATACCCGCAGGGATACACATCCCTCGAAGAGTTCCAGCTCGGATGCATATGCGCGGATCCCTATCTCTGGTGTACCTTTTTTCTCCGCGAGCCAGAGGATCCCGACCATGAAGAACCTTATGGTTTTTGGGATTATCAGACAGAATCCCTCCGTTACCCGGGTAACGTCATACACAAGGACGCTGCCGAGGTAGGAAAGACCCGTGAGATCGTCGCCTGGGGACTTTATAAAGCCTTTACGGTGCTCAACGGCTCCGGCCTGATCGGCGCGCCCCTCCAGACCCACCTGGAAGAAATTATTGAGGCGATGTACGACCAGCTCACCTGGAATCCGGATCTTGGCCGCTCCCTGGTGCGATGGAAAAAACACCCTCATCATGCCTTTTATTTTACAAATCATTTCAAGATAGATTTTCGTCCCTCAGGCTTTGACGGCAACGCTTACAGGGGCGTACACGCGCGTACCTTCGCGATCAAGGACGAGGCGGTGAAGGACAAGAACGTAAAACAATGGAGCGAGTTCTGGCGCGCCATCAAGCCTGCCTGTGTCGCCCGCATCTATTCCGTGCCGGACGGAGACCGTTCCTGCGAGTTCTTCAAGCTCGGCGAACGCGCGAAAGGAATCAAAAAGGAAGAGGACACGGAAATGTCCTCCCTCAAAGATACGGCCGCCCACGTAAAGAATATGGAATTCAAGCTTTTCCAGTGGCCGAAATCGTTGATGCCGCCGCCTTTCTGGACGCCGGAGCGGAAACGGTTCTACATTGATCAATACGGCGGCGAGGATTCTCCCTCGTATAAGCATAATGTCCTCGGCGAGGACGGGGATCCTGAGAACACCGTCTTTCCCTGGGAGCAGTTCAAATACTGTATCAAGGATATTCCTGAATACCGCTGCCTGAAGGTCCTCGTCAACGAATCTCACAACGAGGTCATTGTCACCGGTTACCGCATCGAATACACGAATGAGGACGGTCCGAAAGGCCAGGCGCGCTATCTCATCGACATGACATACAAGAAATCGACCTTCTTTGATTTCGACGTATCCGCCGAGAATGAATTCCGCCGCCTCATCAAGAGCTTTTTCATCTCAGCGCCGGGCTTCAAGCGTGGAGGCGGAGACCTCGGCTTCTCCGGAGACGAAACAGAGCTCCTTGTGAAGCTTATTCTCGGCAAGCGGGAGCGTCTTGTTGCGCGCCTGTATCTGAAACACGTTACCTATGACCAGCAGTGCCAGGCCGTCGATGCTCTTGACGATATCTACGGTCCCCAGGAGTCGCTCTATTGGGGGACGGACTTCGGCAATGCCGGCAGCGCCGTCGCCCACGATCTGCAGGGTCTGCAAATCTACCGCCACAAGGACTATGATGACCGCCTCAAGGGGTTTATGTTTGAGTCCACAATGGACAATATAGACGAGGACGGTGAGCCGATCATCGACGCCAAGACCGAAAAACCAGCCAAGATCACCATGAAAGAGCTTGCTACCGACATACTCACAAAGAAGATGCAGCATCAGGACCTTGAGTACCCCGCTGATCCTGACATTATCCTCGACTATACGAATCACACGGCAAAGGTAGGCGGCAAGCACCGTATCTACAAAAACGAAGATGACCATCTTATCGATGCCGACAGGGTGCAGGTTCTTGCCGGTCTCATGATGGTCGAGGCCGACGACCTTTTCTCGTCCGGGACAAACAGGAGGTGACGCCGTGAAGTTATTCGGGATCGATATACGCCGCGCGAAAGCCACGACGGACGTTGTGACAAAACCGCTCTTTACTCCGCACAATCCGCAGGGCCCTCTGACATCCTGGTTTCAGGACTATGTTTTCCGTAAGGTCTCAGGCGAATTCTATGAGGTCCTGCGCGAGGCGATACCGATCATCGACAGCGCGATCCGCCGCCTCATATCGCTTAACGGCACGATAAAGGTCATCGGCGACAATGCCGCCCTCGTCCGTGAGCTGGAGGATTTCTGCACCTCTGTCCCTGTCAACGACATGCAGCACGGGATACAGGCGTTCCTGGAGAATTCCTGCAATGAGGTCTTTGAGCAGGGCTTCGCGATCTCTGAGTTTGTCCTCACGAAGGACCTGAAAGACATCGCCGGCCTGCGCGTTTCCGACAGCAAGCAGATATTTTTCCGGCGCAACGCCGAAGGCATCGCCGAGCCGTGGTACCGTTACGGCGGGTTTCAGACAGCTACCCTCTGGTCGCGTCCCGAGTCCGCGATCCAGAGGATCCTCACGGCGACCTATAGCCAGCCGGTCTATCTCAACGGCATGTGGGAGATAAAGCTCAACCCCGACAACAAGCTGTATTTCTCCATCAACAACGAGAACACGGACCCGCACGGCGTTTCAATGATGCGCTCCCTGGAATTTGTTTCAAAGGTGCTCGTGACAATGCAGAATTCGGTAATGAACGTATGGGAGCGCTTCGGGGATCCTATCTACCATCTGAGCTATAAGACGACGAAGCGCGATATGCAGGGCACGGATATAGAGGCCCGCCGCAAGAAGATCGAGACGGATTTCAACGCCGCGATCGCCGCGAAGCGGACAGGCAAGAGCGCCGACTTTGTCACCGCCGTCAATACCGACGCTTCGATCGAGATCAAGGTCATCGGGTCAGACAATCAGGTCCTTACCCTTGATGTTCCCGCCCGCCATATCCTCGAGCAGATCGTCTCAAAGACGAGCCTCCCGGCCTGGATGCTCGGCATATACTGGAGCACGACGGAGCGCATGGCGACCCTCGAAGTGGAGGCTGCCCTGCAGGACGCGAAGATCCGGCAGCTCGCCATGATCCCGGAATTTCTCCGCCTCTTTTCCATGTACTTAAAAGCCCATGGACGCACATGGAAGCAAACGACCACAGACCTGAGCAAGCCGGGCGACTGGGGCTTTATTTTTGAGACGCCGAACCTGCGCGACCTCGTAGCACAGGCGCAGGCGCGCTTCCTGAACGCACAGGCGGACATGATGGGCGCAGCCGGGAGCCAGACGCAGACCACCGTCAATGTTGGCGCTGCAGGGGCGACCTTCGAGATCACGACAAAGAACGTCGATCCCGGGAAAAAGAAACAGTGCGATTGCGCCACGCACCAAAAAGAGACATCGCGCCCGAAAGATTGGCCTGAGCTCGACAAGGTAGAGCAGGAATATGAGGACGAACTGAAATTCGACTGGAAAGAATTCCAGGGCAGGGTCTTCACGATCCTCGGGTTTGATACCCTTGCCGCGTCCGCGCAGGAAACTCAGAAGGATCTCTTTTCGTCCGGGAAGTTCGAACTGACCGAGGAGCAGCGCAAGGCCATCGAAAAGGCGCTTGCGAAATACATAGGTCAGTACGACCCCGCCGACCCTGACTCGGCCGTGCGGTATTACTACTCTCAGGGCTATTCGCTGGGGGTTATCGAGGCCGCTCTGCTTATCGGCAAGCAACGTCCGATCCTGGATATCATCAGGGCAAAAGAGATCTTTGACAGCCTCTGCGATATCGGCTTTGAACTGGTGAAGAACGATGCCACAAGAGCAATGAAGAACCGGATTATCCCGGAGATGGAAGAACAGATGATCGCTGGCGCGAACCCGGTCAATGTCGCCGAACGCCTGGAAAAGCTCTTCGGCGACGTCAATGGCGACTGGGAGCGTCTCGCGCGGTCAGAGATGACGATGGCAGCCGAAACGGCAAAGCTCGACGAGTGGAAAGAATGGAAGGTGAAGATTGTGGAGTTCACGACCGCGCCTGACGCCTGCCCCATCTGCATGGCTATCGCAGGCGACTATCCTATCGAGAAATGTCCTGTTCCGGTCCGCGATACGCACCCGCGCTGCAGGTGCTCAATCCGTCCCGCTGCGAGCGAGGTGTAAAAATAATGCAACGATCTGCCAGACCATTTCACACTTTTTTGGTACACGATAGGGAAATGGTACACAAAACCAGGAGGTACTTATGAGTAAGAAGATAAAACAAGGCGAAGTGACCGGGATAACCCAAAAAGAACCGACGATAACCCCGCAACCTGAGCCTGAATTCAACGCCCCCGAACCGGAAGTGAAAAAGGCAATGCCGAGCTCCATCCTTACACATCGCGACGGCGGCGTGAAGAGGATCTTCTTCGACGACAAAGGCAAAGAGATTGGCTGGGAGGATCCTTTCAAGCCGGCAGGGCCCAGGGAAAATGAAGAATAAAACCTTCATTCTTTGCAAGGCATTCGGGGACATGGCGCAGGCCGAGGGCCGCCTTGAAAAGATCAACAAGTACGCCCTTGTCCCTCTCAAAGAGGAGCAGGTCTACTCCAGGCGTTATCTCATGGCGCATAATGCCATCGACCGCGATGTTGAGAGGTTCAACGAGGATCTCCTCGAGGATTTCGCCCGCACCCTTCCCGGAAAGGGATTTTTCGTCGAGGGGCATCCGTCGTCCTGGAACGGCAAAGGCGGACCCGGAGAGGGTCGTTTTTACAACGCCTATACCGAAACAATGACGCCGGAGGCCTTCCGCGAGCTTACCGGCGAAGAGGTGAAACTTCCCGACAACGTCACGAGCGTCAAGGTCCTCTGGGGTGAGGCGTATATCCTGCGGCTTGAAAGCAACAGCGATACCATCGCAAAGATTGACGCGGGGATCTATTCCTTCACCTCAATCGGTTTCAAGGCCCCATATGTGGAGATAACCGAAGACAGAGGCAATTTTCTGTACGGTGAGTATACATCGAAAGGCGAGGCCCTGGAAGGCTCGCTCGTCTGGCTCGGGGCACAGCCCGGGGCCATGGCGAAAGAACATTCACATACACATGAAGAACCGCAAAAAGGAGGAAAAGACATCATGAAAGAATTTCTTGAAAAACTGAAAAAAGTATTCGGCAGGGTCTTCTCCGAAGAGGGTGTTGTCGAAGAGATCAAACAGATGGTGGAAGAGAAGGATGCGAAGATACGCGAGCTGACGCCTCTCGCCGATGAGGGCAAGGCGTACCGGAAATCCCTTGTCGATGACACGGTCCGCTTCGGGACCATGATCGACGAGATCAAGACCGATACGGAAGAGCAGAAGAAAGAGGCCGCCTTCCTGGAGACGCTCCCGATCGAACGCCTCAAGACCATGCGCGAGAAGTATGAGAAGACCGCCCGGGAGAAATTCCCCGACAAGTTCACCTTCAAAGGGAAAGACACGAACGACCGTCAGAAACAGGGTGATGACGCGCAGCAGAAACAGCAGCAGACAACCGGCAAAAAAGACTATACCGACCCGTCGCAGAACGAGCTTTTCGCGACGCTCGGGAAGTAAAAACAATGAACGAAAGTTAAGGAGGGAACCATGTCAATAAAAATAAGAGATGCACTGAACCTTGTACGGACCATGCCATATACCCATTCGTCAGCGACGGTGAAAGACACTGTCTACCTGCTCAACGGCAGGCCGATGCTTGCCCTTGAGAGCAAGGACGCAGATGTCGAGAACATCTTTCTCGTCTCCGGGCTGATCGAATATGCCAAAGCAACCGGAGCTGCCTGGACCGTAGGGGATGTGATCTACTGGGACAACAGCGCAGGCAATTTCACAAAGACCTCGGTTGGCAACACGCCGGCAGGCATTGCAGCAGAAGCTGCGGGCAGTTCTGATACCACAGGTCTGATCCTGCTTATGGTAACCGAGCAGCGGCTATTGCTTGGCGCCAAGCTCCATGACGGCGATCTGTTTGGCAGCGGGAAATCGTCAGACCCGTATACTTATGCGGGGAACGCAAAGATGGCATCGTTCTACACGAAAACAACCGGCACAGGAAGCGTGGAAGGTCTCTACTGGAGGCATTATCTCGCGGGAGCGGGTTCCAGCGGCGAGGCTGCACGTTTCTTTGCAACCGTCAACGGTGTTGCCGCAGCAAATGCGAGAGGCGCCCACATATCCCTTGGCTTCTCGGCCTACGATACATCGTATATCACCGGCGAGGGCAGGGCGATAAAGGGAACGCTCCACATCCCGTCAGGCGGAGCCATGCCGGCAGGAGGGACATACTCGGCGATACAGGCTGAGGTTTACTGCGACGGCGATGATTCCGACCCGTCGGCGGTTACGGAACTGTCGCTGATGGATTTCACGGTCCAGGGCGGGAACGCAACAGCGCAGGGGAAGGTGAAGAACCTGATGGCGCTGCACGTTCCTACCGGCGAAGAGGCTGCGGGCAATATGCACGTGAGCACGATCACGGCGGCCACGATGAACGCCGCATGTACGGAGGCTCTGAGGGTTGTGGTGAACGGCAACGTCAGGTGGATACCTCTGGCGACAGCGATAACGTAAAACAGGGAGGGGGTTATCAGCCCCCTCCATAACAAAAGAGAGGTTCTATGCTCACACCAGACCAGGTAGCAGCAAAGATAGAGGAGCTGGAAAATCAGGAAAAAAAGTTGTGGGGTGACTTCAACAAGGTGCTCGGTGCGAAGGCCGCTTACACGGCGATGTACCAGGAGATGATAAAACCTGAAGAAGCGCCAAAAGATAGCAATAACACACCAATCGAGGAGGGATTGAAATGAAAAACATAGTGAAGATCTTTACGAGAGAAACCTGCCAGAAGCTGGCAGCCATGGATATCAATGAGCGCCGGGCGAAGCTCGCGGGAGTGATCACCGCCTTTTTCCAGGGTAAGCTTCCCATACCCGCCCCCGCGACAGAGATCGCGAAAGAGGCTGGGGTTGATGAAGAACTCGTCATGAAGGTTCTTGCGATCATGGTGCAGAAAGGCATGACAGGCCCATCTGACGCGCCGGATCTCATGAACAGGGGTACCCCCGTCACCGCCGCCGTGTTCTATAAGAGCATCGTCGATCCCCTTGCCGATTTCGGGTTCGAAGAGCTCTACGATCTCGTCGATATGCGTCAATCGCAGCAGACGTCCTTTGACATCATCGACGTGACGAACGCGATCACCTTCGCCGAAGTAAAATCAGGCGGTCGCATGAAAGTCTACGGTATCAGCACCACAAAAAGCACGGTCACAAAGATGACCATCGCCGCCGCGATAGGCATCCTCGACGACTGGATCAACTATGCGCAGTTCTGGAACCTCAACCAGGCCGTCAATGAAGCCCGCTCGAAATACTATGACAAGATGGCCACCGATCACTACGCGCTTCTCGCCGCCATCACCTCCGATCAGAACCAGGCGTTTTCCACCGACGACATTACGACCATCAACAACGCCTGCGGGCAGATCTTCTCCGACTGCGCCGGCAAGGGATTTGTCTTAACAGGCAATGAGCGTTTTGTCCTCAGGGCCAACCCTACGCTCAAGTCACGTATTGAAAAGGCCTTTGCCCTGACATTCAACGGCATGTCCACGGCGCCGAACCAGATCGTCTACAACATCGACCGGATGTATACGACAAAACTCGCAAATACGAGCTACTATGTCGGGCTGCCCGGCAGGAAGGCAAAAAGAGGCGTCTGGAGCGATCTTGCCGCCGAGACTGACAGGGATATCCTCCTGCGCGGTACGGACGTCGCCTATAGCGGTGAATATAACTGCGCGATCGGCGAAGAAGACCAGTTCCGGAGATTAGCTTTAACGTAGCAAGTTTAAGGTGAACGGGAATACGGGGGGGAGACCCGTAGACCCGTTCACCATCCTATACTGGCAGGATTATGGCGAAGACGACAGTACAAAATATACTCGATATGGGCTTTAGAAAAGAGCTGTTTCAGAAAGCCACCGATGCCCTGTTTGAGACGCTTATCGAAGAAGTGATAGCCGAACAGGCCGCAATCCTCGGAGGCCGTATCGGCGCGACGCTGTACGCCTCGACCACGTCCCCGCAAAAAGAATATGTACAGCGCGCCGAAAAGGTTATGATCGCCGCCGAGCTGGTGCAACGCCGCATCAATATCGTGCTCGGCAACGCGGTCGGCGCGGGCCAGGAGCTTGACATATCCAGCGAGAAGAAACAGCAGAAGGATTACGCCGCCGAAGCGGAAGACCTGATCCTGAAACTTACCACCTATGCGAGCGATTCCGGGGACGTTGCTTTTGGCAGCAGCATATCGTCACATTTCGGGGATGATGATGGCTGAGCTTATCGTCACTATCAACGGGGATAAAGCGCTTACCCGGAACCTTGGGAAGCTGGCCGGAGGCATCGTCAAGGCGATTTTCCGCGGGCTTGAACGTGCCGCAAAAGGCATCCATCGCGCCGCCTATGAATTCCTTTCCGGTCCGGGGGCTAAAGAATCCAATATCCCTGCAGGCGCGTACCCGGTGCCTGTGCGGACAGGTCATCTCCGCCAGATGCTTGACTGGCTGAAACCAGGAGAATCGAAATCCGCTGGAGGCATGACGGTGACCGCCGCGCCGAATGAAGCTGTAATCTACGATATCGCTGAATATGCCGTCCCGATACATGAGGGCGCAGGAAGTTCGCAGAAGTTTGGTCCCCGTGCATATCTCACAGACGGTCTCAGAAAATTCAATACAGGCGATCGTATCGCGGGGATCGTACAGGAAGAAATCGCCGAAGAAATAGCAAGAGCGGGGTTGTGATGAACGAACCGACATTGTTATGGATCCTGGGCGGGTTGCAAATGGTGAATTTGTTGCTCCTCGGATGGATAAAGATCGACATAAAGGAACTATGGAAGCGGGCGAACACCCACGGCCACAAAATAGAATGTGATGGTACCGGGTGCAAGCCCAAAACGACGGCAGTGATCCTCCATGAGTCGCAATGAATTCAACCTGCTCGAATACGTATGGAATTTCAGCGACGATGAAGAAAAGGGAGAATTCCTGGGCTGGCTGGAGAAAAAAGGAATCATAAAGAAACGTCAGGAGGGCAAATATGTACGGTTTTATCATCGTATTTTGCGTTGCATTGATAATTGGTTTTTTCATCGGAATCCTTTTCGGAAAAAGGAACCCCGGGCTCGCTGAAAAGGTCAATGAGGCATATCTAAAAGGCAAAAAGGAAGCCGAAGAAGAGCTGAAAGAAAAGCTCGACCAGGCAGAGAAGCTGATAAGATCAAAGACCGGCAGCGTTGAGATCCCACAGATCAATATAAGCGCGGCGAAGAAGTATCTTCTTCGTTTCGTCCCGCCGCTCATCGTCCTGATGCTCTTAATCATCATACTCAGGCCCGGCAACATAGAGGTCGTCCTGTACAAGCTCTGCCTCGTGCTCATCGCCATGATCCTGGCAGAGGTCGTATGGATTCTGTTTTTTAAATCGGTTTTCGGAAAAGTCGAGGAGACAAGGTCTTATGACAAGAGGTCTATCCTTATTTTTCGTGGCGTTCTGTACGCTGCTATTGTCCTGGCTGTATGCCTCGGACTGTAGCGCGCTTGACCGCTGTAGGAAATACCGCCCCCAGGTGATCAGGGAGGCGCGGTACCACATCGGCATGGATGCGCCGCACCATCTATTCCTGGGACAGATCGAGCAGGAAAGCAGGTGCAACGAAGGCGTCACCGCCTTTGACGGAGGTATGGGGCTGGGGCAGTTCATGCCGGCGACCGCCGAGTGGATCCACGAGAAGGAAGAGGAGCTGCAGGAGATCTCCGTTGAACCCGCCCCTTATGACCCCAGGTGGTCGATCCGCGCCCTGATCCTCTATGACCGCTGGCTCTACGGCGTTGTCGCCTGTCCCGGCTGGTATTTCGTGTTCCGCGGATACAACGGAGGCTGCGGGATGATCAACAAAGAGATCCGGCTCGCGGGATCCTGCGACTACTATCTCGTCGAGCAGCAGTGTAAGCGGAAGATCATACGGCTCAAATCCGGCAGGTCTCTCGATATGTGCCGGGTCAACATCGAATACCCGTACCTGGTATTCGAGAAAGGAGAAAAGTATCGATGATGGATCTTGCCGACGGTCTGGAGAGATTGTTTATATTCACGCCCATTATCATGTTCGTGATCCTGCTGAGCGCCCTTGATTATATCACCACCATAAAAGTCCTCAAAGCAGGAGGGGCCGAGGTGAACAGGTTTATCAAATGGTGCATCGAGAAGAAGATCTTCACGCCGTGCAAAATCGCATTAACGTTCATTGTGGTCGCCATCATATGGCGTTACGGCCCCCGGCACCCTGTTTTAATCGCCTTCACAGGCGGATTTATATGCGGCGGGTATACCTTCATCGTATGGAACAACGTGAGGCAGCTATGTATTTTGAAACGAAACTCAAAATAACGGTCTCTATCCTCGCGGGGATCCTTCTGCTCGTCATCGCCTCGGTGATCTACGCCTGGTTTAAGAAGCCTGCCTTCCTGACAACCACGGAGTATGTCAAGGTCCCGGAGATCAAGGAGGTCGTTAAGGTAAAGCGCGTCAACGTCCCCGGGCCCAAGGAAATAGTCACGATCGAAAAACCAGTGGTCGTCTAAAAGCTCAAGCTCCCTGACTCC